AAGGCCACGCGAAGTAACCATGTGGAAGTGGATCAAGAGACTATTTGGAAAGCCGTCCGCGACTGGCCCAGCGCCAGCCTCGCCGAGCTTGCCATTAGAATCCACAACCGTCTCCACGCCCGCCGCGAGCAAAGCCTACGACGAGCGCCGTCTCAACACGCCGAACAAAAGCGGACGCCCCATAACCCCGACCATGATCGTCTTGCATCACACATCCGGTAGCTACAACGGCTCCGTCTCTTGGTGCATGAACCCTGCAAGCAAAGTGTCCTACCACGTCATCATCGCCCGCAGCGGTAACCGCACCGTCCTCGCCGACGATACGGCCCGCTGCTGGCATGCAGGCATCAGCTCATGGCAAGGCGTTCCAGACTGCAACAGCTATTCCCTCGGTGTGGCGTGGGACGGCAACACCTACGAAGACCCGCTCGGTGAGGCAGCGATGGACAGCGCCATCCAATACATCGTGCCGCGCATGAAGAAGTGGCACATCCCGATGAGCCGCATCGTCACGCACCAGCAAATCGCACCCAATCGCAAGAACGACATCTCTCCCGCCGACGCGGCCCGCTTTAAGTCACGGCTAAAAGCCGCGCTCAACTAAACCAAAGAAGGCCCCATGTTTCAAACAGGACAAATCGCAGCAAGGCCCCGCGGCATGAATGCCGCCAACCAAGGCCAATTTCTTAACCAAGCCATGACGGGCCGCAACGCGCCACAGGGGATGCCCACCGGCGGCATGCCGCCGCAAGCCATGCCTCAGCGCGGAATGCCGCAGGCGCGGCCAAGTCTCCAAAACGCCTTTTCCCAATTTCAAGCGGGCACCTACCAACCCCGCGCAAACAATTTTGCCTTTCAGCAGCAACCGCAAATGCCGGCGGGAGGAATGCAACAAATGCAGGCGGCGCAGCAACAAATGCAGGCCGCCATGCCGCAACGCCAGATGGCGCAAAGTCCTTACGGCGGTGGCATTGGCGCCGCCATTGGCGATCTTCAGGCCATGTTTGGCCGGAAGGGTCAAAATATTGATAGCGCCATTGCCGCAATGATGGGCGCGCAAAAGAACCCTCAGTTCCAAGTAGACCCTTCGCGCCAAGCAGACGCGCAACGGTTTGGAACCGTGTCACCAGCTCAGATGCAGCAAGCTATGGCAAACCCGTGGATGCAGCAGCAAATGGCCGCCGCGCCTTCGCGTCAGCAAATGGCGCTGGCTCAACAGACACAGCAGACCGGCTATTCGCCCGAGCAAATCCGCGCCATTCAAGCGCAAATGCAGCCAACCCAAACCGGCAACCCCATGGCCGCTCGCATGGCAGAAATGCGCCGATAATCAATGGCATTAGAAAGTCCAGTCCAACGCACAGGTGACGCCGCATTCATGGGCTTCGCGTCACGACTCAACCCGCTGACGCTCCCCGCAGGCATGCTGCAAGACAGCGTCAACATGCGCTTGGATCGCGGAGTCGCCCAAACCCGCAAGGGCAGCAAGCGCCTCACCGACACCATCGGCACAACCGGCGCCCCGCTGACTCTCGACTTTACCCTCGGCACAGACGTTTCCGTCACTTCGATCACCCGCAGCTCGACCACGGCCACCGTCACGGCTACTGCCCACGGCTTCACCACTGGCGACCAAGTGAACATCCGTGGCGCCGCCGAGACAGACTACAACGGCGACTTCATCGTCACCGTGACGGACGCCAATACTTTCACCTATACCGTCAGCGGCAGCCCCGCGACACCTGCCACCGGAACCATCATCGCCAACAACGGCCCAGAAGTGCGCGACAGCTACGAGGGAGGACTCTACGCGGCCGGAGTCTTCGCCAGCCAGAACTACGACAACGCAGCGGAATACATCGTGCTCGCCGGATCAGACAGCGCCACGCTCTACCGGCAGGGACAATCGCCGGTCGTGAAGACCTATCCGACCAGCCCCGCCGAGAAGATCGAAGGCACCGACACTGTCAGCGTGCTACAAGCCTTTGATCGCTTGTATATCCTCCGCGAAGCCTCCCGCACCGCCACCGGCTATGAGGAAAAGCTGACGACTGCCTCCGGCATTACCGTTTCCTCGACCACGGCCACAGTCAATGTCACGGCCCATGGCTATCCGGCTGGCGCCCGCGTCCGCATCGAAGGCAGCACCACGCCCGCCTTCGACGGCCACGAATACGACATCGTCAGCAGCTCGACCAACAGCTTCACCATCACCGTGCCAGCACTTACCGCGACCCACGCCGCCGCAGGGATCAAGGTGCGGAGAACAAAGCCGCCGATCTATTGGGACGGCGGCGCTGGCAACTTCGTCCGCGCCACCGCAGGCGTTCCGGCCGCAGGCGTCACCTACACGACAATGCCGAGCACTGGATGGGCGGCCTACCACAACAACCGGCTTTGGCTCGCCAAGACCCGCGACACCGTGGCGATCAGCGACGTTCTCGACCCTGACCTCTACGATCCATTCTGGAACAGCTTCCGCGCAGGCGCAGGCGGCGATGACCGCATTGTGGCAATCCATCCATGGGTCGAAGGCCAAGCCCTCGTCTTCTGCCGCAAAAGCATCTGGCTCGCCACGCTCAATCAATTCGCCTCCACCGATGGCAGCGACTTCAGCGTAGACACTCCGGTGTCACAGCTCACGCTCCTGACCAACGAGATCGGATGCAGCGCAAGGAACACGATTGTCACCGCCGGTAACTTTGTCTTCTTCCTCAGTGACGCCGGTATCTACCGCCTAGACCGCGCCCTCGACCTCAAGGTGCGCGGCGATACCAAACCGCTCTCCGAACCCATCGCCGACCTTTTCAGCCAAGTGGTGCAGTCCCGCGTAGACAAGTCCGCTTTTGGAATCTGGCACGCAAACCGATACCTGATCGCGCTGCCAACAAGCACCGACCCGCTCGATGGCAACCAGCTCGTTGTCGCATGGAACGCCCTGACAGACACATGGGAATACCGCGACACCTATCCGAGCAGCGCCAGCGTCAACCAGATCCTCGTCGGAACCTACGACAACCAGCGCCGCGTCTTCTCGGTCCCACGCTCCGGCAACCTCTACCTGCTGGAACAAGAAGACACCGCACTGGATGACAACGCAGTCAACGCTGGCACCAGCCCTGTCACCGGCAGCATCAAGACCCGCCGCTACGATTTCGGCGACATGCACAGCAAACGGTTCCTCCGCACCATCGCCGATGTCGTCATTCCGGCAGGCGCCAGCGTCACAACCAAGATCAGCACGATCAACCCCGACACTGAAACAACAGTGGGCACGCTGACAAATGGCAACGCGACGAGCGAGGACTACAACATGAAAAGTCCGGTGCGCTACAAAGCGCACAGCGCAGAAGTCATTTACGAAACATCCGGTGGGCGGCCGGAAATTAGATCCGCCAGCATTGAGGCATCGCCCAAGTCGCTGCCGCCTACTGAGACAAGGAGTGCGGCCTAAAAGACCAAGAGACTAAAAGACGAAATGAACTTCCAAACAATAACGACCGAGCCGAGCGCAGCGAGACAGGCTGCCGCGAAGCAAAGCCAAACCCGATCAGCAGCATAACCACTATGGCCTCCTATAATTACACATTCGCCTCTGGGGATACCGTCACCCCGACCAAGCTCAACAACGCCCGCACCGTCAGCGAAATAGTCAACGCCGACGTCAAGAGCGATGCGGCGATTGCCGGAACAAAGATCGCCCCAAATTTTGGAAGCCAGAACATTGCCACCACCGGCAGTCTTGGCGTTGGCACGACAGCAACAACTTTCAAAACCATATCAGCGCATGGAACAGACGACGGCGCGTGGCTGCATGGTTCAAGCACGTCCTCCTACATTGGACTTGGCGGATTTTCGTCAGGAGCTTCTGGCGCTTTTCGCCTCAATTACGAAAGAACCACAGGGGCGATTACGTTTAATGGAGGGTCGCGCGACACGCCAGAGGAGCGCATGCGAATCAATGGCATTGGGAACGTCTCTATCGGCAACCAAAATCCGCTTGGACGTTTTCACATTGAGAGCGCAGCAGACACGACACTCGTTATTACCGACACAGATACATCAAGTTTTTCGTTTGGCGCTGGAGGCGCAAGTTTGCTTGGAACAGACAGCACCGGAGGGTTTGTATTCAAAACTGGAGTCACAACCGGATCTTTGTTTTCAACTGGCACCGAGCGCATGCGCGTCAAAACTACTGGCCAAGTTCGTTTTCAGCCACTGTCTTCAGACCCATCCGGCGCCGAATCCGGCGATGTGTATTACAACAGCAGCAGCAACAAGCTGAAGGTCTACAACGGCACCAGCTGGGTCGATCTGCACTAACATGAAAGACAAACTCGCCGAACTCATCGAAGCCTACGCTTCCGCTCGCGTGAGCGGGAACCGGATGCTCATGGAATTTGCCGCCGGGAAACTAAATGAGCTTATGGCTGCCATTGAGGTGGCGGTGCCGAAGGAGATTTTACAAGAAGCAACCACAAAGGAGGGACAATAATTATGGCAACTAAACAAGCAGGCAAAGTGGCTCCAAAGCCAAAAACGAAGGCCAAAGCCAAGGCGCCCAACCCATTGACCGGCGGAACTCCGCTGCGCGTCAGTTTTGAGGGAATCGACGAGCGTGTCAAAAATGTCCTTGGCCGACCGTTCGCCATTTCTCCGGGGCTTGATCCGCGAGCCATTGCCGGCGGCGCCAACCAAGTCGGACGCGCAACAAACAACGACATGCTGCGAGCGCAAAATCCGGCGTTCAGCCAATTTGCCGATCAGCAGTTTCGCTCCATTGGACGGCTGGCCGACGTTCTTGGCAAAAGCCGAGCCACTACGGCGGCCCGGCGAGAGCTGGATAATTCCTTCAAATCGGCCAATCAACTCCAAGATTTCGGAAGGCAAACCATTGCCAAGGGCGACGATCTTGGACGGCAAATCACCAACCTCGCGCCGCTGGCACAGCAGCAGGCCGGCTTTGCCGCGGACAACATCTACGGGCTGGCCCCGCAGGTGACGCAAATCGGCGATCAATACATGGGGCAGATCGGCGGTCTCGGTAGCATGCTGGCCGATCAGTCGCGCAATGCCTTCGCTCAAGCGGGACCGACCAGCATTGAGCAGTCACTTTACGACCAAGGCCAAGCGGAATTGGCTCTCGGCCGTTCGTTGTCACCGGAGGAGATGCGTGACGCCACGCAATCCGCCCGTCAAGGCATGGCGGCTCGCGGCATGGCCATGGGCAACGCCGCACTCGGAGCCGAGTTGCTCAACCGCGACCGCTTTGCCAATCAACGCTTGGCCCAACGTCGCGCCTTTGCCGGAGAAGCCAATAACTTGCGCGAAAAGAATGTTATGGATCGACGCAAGGCTGCTGGCGATCTGGCAGAAGGCGGCGGAAGGATGCTCGACACCGCTGGACGACTCGGCATGGCTGGCCGCGAAATTGCCGGTCGTTTGTTCGATGCGGGCGGTCGCATAAACGTGCTCGGAACACAAACGGCAGGAGACCTTATGGCGGCTGGTAATCAGGCCGCGATGCAGGGGCGCCAAGTTGGCGGGAATCTCATGGAAGGTTCTGGCCGCCTGCGCCAAGTCGGCGCGGGCATGCTCGCCGACCTTGATCCGTATAAGAATGCGATGAACGCAGGGCTGTCGCTTGGCCAAACGGCCATGAACGCGAGCCTCGGCGCAGTTGACAAAAACTACGGAAACGCGCTGGAACTCTTCGGCAACGCCGGATCGTTCAACGTCAACCGTGCGGACAACTTCTTCAACAACTACCAGAACAATGCGGCGGCGATGACTTCGGGTATTTGGACGGGAGACTCTATGCGCAGCGCCGCCAATGCAGCGAAGCCGAAGTGGTGGGAAACGGGGCTTGGTGCAGTAAGCAATATTCTCGGGTAATCAAATAAGGAGAAAAACTATGTTTTCATATCAACCAAATCAAAGCCGCGCCGGTGAATACTACCGCGACGGCATCATTGCACAGGGGCAGTATGCCGCGCAGGCGGATTTAGACATGGCGCAGCGACGGCACAATGCCATCGTGGACGGCGCCGGTATGGTCGGCGATGCCGCCAAGAAGGTCGCTGCCTTTATGGTCGGCGGACCCGCCGGGGCTGCCATGGCGTCCGGTGGCGGTGGCGGTGGCGGAGGAGGCGATTTGATCGGTTCGCTGGTCAGCTCGTTTGCCAACAAGAAGGCGATGGATGCCAAGGACAAGGCTTACATGGGATTCTTCGAGCGGCACGGGGACCAGTTGGGCTTCGATGGGGATTACCTGGCGCAACTCAAGAACATGGACCGCGACGAACGCGTCGCCGCCTTCGACCTCATGACCGGCCAAC